AACAAGGGACTAAAAAATGTAAGTGAATTTTGGGGTATTGAAGTACCCTTGTACTTTCCCGGCGTATATGCCGGAACCACAGATGGCGCAGGTATTCATTTAAATGAAGAAAGCATCTTAGACTACAAGCAAACCAACAAGCCCAAAAAACGCGAATGGATTGACGATTACTTTGTTCAGTTGTGTGCATACGCAGAAGCTCATAACGAAATACATGGCACACATATCCGAAAAGGCGTAGTTTTGATGTGTGTTAAGCCTAATCTAGATGAGCAACACAATATTGTAGGACAGCCCAAATATCAGGAATTTGTGCTGGAAGGTGCGGAATTTGAAAAATATCGCACCATGTGGTGGAAAAAGGTTGAACAGTACTACGTGCTAAATATGTGATACCTCAAGGAATCACACTGTGGCAATAGTACAAGTATCTAGAATAACCCAACGAACCGGACTCGAGACAGACCTGCCTCAACCCTTAGCTGGAGCCGAATTTGGCTGGGCAATTGATCAGCGCAAACTCTACATTGGTAACGGCTCAATTGCTGACGGTGCTCCAATAGTGGGAAATACCGAAGTTCTTACAGAGTTCTCAGACATTCTCAGTTTTACCACTGCATATACCTATCAAGGTGCAGCCGCTGGCTACACAGTGCAAACAGGTCCTACATCTGGCGATCCTGTCAGCCAAAGCATACAAAGCAGACTGGACAGTTACGCTGTTGTCACAGACTTTGGTGCCACAGGCGATGGCAGCACGGATGACAGTGATGCTATCAATCGAGCACTGTATCAATTGTTCTGTGTGCAAAATAACACACAAGTACGTCGAAGCTTATTTTTCCCAGCAGGCCGCTACGTTGTTACCAAAACTATACTGATCCCGCCTTGGGCCAAACTGTATGGAGAAGGTGCCGATTCCAGTATCATTTATTTTACTGTGCAAACTTGGGCTGCCAACACTGCCTATGCATCTGGTGTGTTGGTCAAAAGTTCAGGCAGTTACTACCGTAGTATTGCCGCGGTGCCAGCCACTGGAATTTTGCTAAGTAATGCAAGTTACTGGTTAGCAGTGGCCGCACTCCCAGAATTGGTTGTTAGAACTGCCGACAGTCAACAGCAAACTGGTGTTAACATTGGAGTGGGCGGAGCAAGTCCTCCACAAAATATTGAAATATCCAGCATGTCATTCCAGACCACCGAGTCAGGCAGTCACAATGTGTGCTTGATTGAAAAGGCTAAAAAAGTCAGTATGGATAATGTGACCTTTGCCAGCAATCTCACTACTGTAGAGTTACAAGATGCTGTAGAAGACGTTAGCGGTGTTTTGTTCAGTTCGACCACTGCATTGCCATGCACAGAAATTACCATTGACAAATGCAAATTCACTGGCATGACTTATGGTATCAACACTGACCACCAAACTGCCGGAGTCACTGTCAGCAATGGATGGTTTGATGTGCTATATCAAGGCGTGGTGTTGGGCAGTGCCACACCAGTAGATGGTGGACCAAGTGGATTCAAGGTGTTGCATAATGTGTTTGACAACATCTACGGCGAAGGTATTATAATTCAAGACTGTAGTCTCAACGGCACTGGTTACAATGTGTTCTATGATGTGGCCAATCACTTCAATGGCGCCACATTACCAGCAGCACCTATCATCAGCATTGACGCCAACAATAATATTTCTGTTGGTGACTTGTTTGAGCGCAATGACAGTCAAAGCGGCACCCATCCTAGAATCAGTCTTGCTACCACAAACTCCATTGCAATGAGTCAGAACACTAGAGACATTGTGTTTTACCAATCGCAAGCAACCACTACCAACGTTGGAATGAGCCTGGACCTCGGAACGCTAAAACGATCAGCAGGCATATCAGACACACTGGTAGACAATGGCAGCGGCAACCTTGTGGTGATTGATAAAACTGCTATCACTTCGTTTAGTTTTGATTACGTGATCACTAGATCTGACACCAGACGCAGAGGCACAATCACAGTAACAGGTGGCCAAGCTGCCACTGCCACTGGTTTCAGTTATGTTGACAACTTTACAGAAAACGGGTCAACTGGCGTAACACTCATCCCAGCAGACAGCGGCACTGAACTGTCAGTGGGGTACACTTGTACCAGTACTGGCACAAATGCTTCAATTAGATATTCCGTAGCAAACTTTGGCATTTGATGTGGCCTAAAACTTTTGCTGATAGGCTTGAGTCTTGGAACGCACTGAGAAATCAAGCTGCTACTGCTGATGTTGAATCGGCCCTGACCACCATTAACCAATGGTGGTTTTCTACTCCCTGGATTCCTTATCATTTACACTGGGATGATTGTGACAAATGGCCCGATCCTTGGCAGCTATTGGATGACAATTTGTTCTGTGGGCTTGCTCGTGGGCTAGGAATCCTGTATACTATAACAATAATTGATCGTGCAGACTTGCAAAAGTGCTGGTTAGCCGATCATGGTAGTGACAATTTAGTCCATGCGCCTCAAAAGAAATATATACTGAATTGGGACAAGGACACAATCGTAAATATCACTCCAGGACCAGAAAACCCTCGGCACCGTGTTAGTCAGCAACAAATACAACAAAAAATTGGTTAAAAAATGAAAATAATTACAGTTCTTAAAAGAGATGGCACCCGAGAGCCATTGGCTTTAGAAAAATGGCAAACCCAAATTGCCAAAGTGTGCGCAGGCATAGCAGATGTTAGTCAGAGTATGGTAGAGATCAAAGCTCAACTACACTTTTATGACGGCATCACAACTAAAGAAATTGATGGTATCACACTGCGAGCCATTGTGGATCTCATTGATGTAGAGCAAAATCCTGATGTTGGGCACACTAACTATCAGCATGTTGCAGGCAAACAACGACTCTCCATGCTCCGCAAAGATGTCTATGGCAGTTATGAGCCTCCCCACTTGTATGACATTGTGAAAACAAATGTAGCAACAGGTCTGTACACTCCTGAACTGTTGGAATGGTATTCAGAAGAAGACTGGAACCGTATGCAAGGCATGATTGATCATGCCAAGGATGAACAGTATTCATATGCTGCCATTGAACAGTTGATTGAAAAGTATCTTGTTAAAAATCGTTCCACAGGAAAAATCTATGAAACTCCCCAAGTTAGATACATGGTGGCCGCGGCTACAGTGTTTCACAAAGAAGAGCCTAACTCAGCTAGAATGCGTTATATCAAAGAATATTATCAAGCCGCCAGTGATGGTTTGTTTACTCTTGCTACACCTGTGCTTGCAGGGCTCGGCACTCCTACTAAACAGTTCAGTAGTTGTGTGCTTATCAGGAGTGACGACGATCTTGATAGTATATTCGCTTCGGGTGAGATGATGGCCAAGTATGCCAGCAAACGTGCTGGCATTGGCTTGGAGATAGGACGTCTACGCCCACTGGGCTCACCCATTCGTGGTGGTGAAATCATGCACACAGGTATGATACCATTTTTAAAGAAATGGTTTGGTGATTTACGGTCATGTTCACAAGGAGGTATTAGAAATGCAAGTGCCACTGTTTTTTATCCCATCTGGCATCTTCAATTCGATGATCTTATTGTGCTCAAGAACAATCAAGGAACCGAAGAAACCCGTGTCCGACACATGGACTATGGGGTGGTGCTTTCTGCTTTTTTCTGGCGTAGATTTAAACACAAACAAAACATCACGTTTTTTGACCCTAACCAAGTACCGGAACTATACGAGGCATTCTACTCCAACACTGCACTTTTTGAAGATCTTTATGTCAAATATGAAGCTAGATCTGACCTCCGGACAAAAACTATGTCTGCTGAAGAAGTCTTCAAATCAGGCATACTTAAAGAGCGAACAGACACTGGTCGTATCTATCTAGTGTTTATTGACAATGTGATGAACCAAGGACCGTTTGATCCTGAGTACCACACCATTTACCAGAGTAATCTTTGCTGTGAAATTCTTCTTCCTACTAAACCCTTTAAACGTCTGGATGACAGCGATGGTCGTATTGCACTATGCACCTTGGGCTCAATCAATTGGGGTGCGTTCCGCAATCCAGAAGACATGCGCCGTGCTTGCCGTATATTGCAGCGTAGCCTGTGCAACATTCTTGACTATCAAGATTTTCTCTCCATCCAGTCTAAACTCTCAAATGACGAGATCCAACCCCTGGGCATTGGAATCACCAACCTTGCCTATTGGCACGCCAAGCGCAGCCTCCAATACGGAGAATCAGACGCCTTGGCTGAAGTCAAGACGTGGATGGAACACCAAGCCTACTACTTGACCGAAGCCACTGTTGAGCTGGCCAAGGAGCGTGGTCCTTGCAAAGATTCTCACCGTACCTGGTATGGTAAAGGTGTATTTCCTTGGGAACGAAGAGCTGTTGGGGTTAACGAACTTGTAAATTTTGCACCGGAACTAGACTGGGAACCACTACGAGCACTCATGAAAGAACATGGTGTGCGCAATGCCACACTGATGGCAGTGGCTCCTGTGGAGTCCAGTTCAGTTGTGATCAACTCAACCAATGGCATTGAAATGCCCATGAGCCTGATCTCTGTAAAAGAATCAAAAGCCGGCAGTCTCACACAAGTTGTACCTGAATATCACAAATTGAAAAACCGGTATCAACTGATGTGGGCACAAAAAGACTGCATTGGCTATTTGAAAACCGCGTGTGTGTTGGCTGCGTATATTGACCAGTCAATTTCGACCAACACATTCTACAATCCAGCGCACTGGCCTGATCGCAAAGTGCCTACCACACTGATTGCTCGCAACCTAATGCAAGCACATCATTGGGGACTTAAAACATTCTACTACAGCCTTATCAACAAGGCCGGCAGTAAAATGATCAAAGAAGATGCACCTACGCCCATGCTTGAGATTGATTTTGATCTCGAAGAAGATTGTGAAGCCTGTAAGCTATGAATAGCGTGGAAAAAGTCTGGGCACGAGCCACAGGCCACCTAATGGGGCACACAGACGATGACCGTCCTGATGTGCCCATTTTAACCTTGCGAGAAGCCCGATTGGCCTTGTTCTTCAAGACCTTTTGGGTTATAATACATGTTGTGACCTGTGGGTTCATCATAGCAAATACAATAAGGCACTGGTAATGAGTTTTTTGAGTAGGATTGATTGGTTCAACCATGATGGTGTGAATCTAGGCATGATCAACGACTTCATGCGTAACCAATTCTACGACAGAATTCTTTCTCGTTATGTTGCCAACCAACAGTGTACTGATATTGGATTTGGCACAGGGCTGTTGACCATGCTGGCACTAAAGCATGGTGCAGATCATGTCAGGGCATTTGAAATTGACCATGATAGATATCTGCTGGGACGTGAAATCATACGACGCCTTGGTCTAGACAACAAGATAGAACTTATTAATGAATGCTATGACAACAGTTATCGTCCCAGTGCGGTGACCTTTACCGAAACTGTGGATGGCAATTTGTGGTGGGAAGGCTTATGGAACAGTTTGCCTAGAGACAAAAAATCTATTTTCTTACCTGGAGAATATTTTTTAGAGATGTGGGCACTGATTATTCCTGACACATTTGCGCAAGGCATTGGAGTACAAGAACAAACCAATAGAGTTTTTGCCCCGGGAGTAGATGTTGATCCTACATTTGTGCAAACTGTAAATGAACTTATTTGCGAAACTGCTGATTGCACCTATGATCCTATGTTGTTGCACCATCTAACCCCAGGCATCATGCAGTTTGATCGACAAGTTGGTACTGTATGGAACTGGATCCCATACATGCGAGCAGTGCAAGCTGGATCAGTTGTTGCCAGTTATTCAGCCACGCAATGGGATGAGGATAGAGAATCGTTTACACTTGATGTAGACACTAAAGATTGGCGTGATAAAACTGTGTTGATTGTGCCGCGCTTGGGCATGGCACAAGACAATGATCGATTGTATTTGGATACCGGACATTGGGGGCCAGGAGAAAACCCTATAATTTTATCAAACCCACAAACAAATTTAGTTGTTGAGCACAGTGTAAAAACTGGGCTAATTACATACTCATTGGAACAATTAACATGTTAGAAACCTGTTGTGACATATTAGTAGATGCGTACAAACGCAATTGGATAACCAGCAGAGATGGCAACATCTCTATTCGTCATCACGATCGTGACCACTTTTACATTACGCCAAGTGGTGTGCGCAAACAAACACTGCAACCGGATCAATTTAAGAAAATTCGATTGGTTGACCACGTTAATCCGACTCCACCATTTTTAACAAAATCCTGGCAAGAAGAATACTACACTGATATCAGTACTAACCTCAAGCCCAGCGGCGAAATACCCCTGCATTTTGGATTACAAAAAGAAATGGGACAGCACTCACACGATGTTAGAGTTGTGGTTCACGTGCATCCAACCTATTGTATTGCAGCCATGCATGCTGGAATTGATTTGAGCACTATCAGCAATGCATTTCCAGAACTCAATCGCTATACCCGGGTAGCACCCAATGTAGGCGATGTTGCTCCTATCAGCCAAGAGCTTGCTGATGCATGTCACAGTAATTTGGGGTTGGATCAAGCAGGCAATATCAAATTTGATATTGTGGGAATCAAAGGACATGGAGTTGTGGCCATTGATGTCACCCCATGGCGTGCTTATGAGCACATTGAAAGATTAGAACATATCTGTAAAATTGTTCTAGCATCAGGAAAATACTAAATGAGCTATATTGTAGGATCTTTGCCACCTGTCAAATGCTTTGTCAAAAGAGAGTTTCTCTATAACTTTGAAAAAGGTCACGGAGAATTAGAACCTGCTATCTGGGTCAGTCTCAAGGCCTTGCGAGGACAGGTATTTCGCATTGAATCATTGTTGCCCAACTACGGAGCATTGTATGACAAACTGCCCATACATGCGTATGTGTGGCAAGAGAACTACACAGGTAACCTACCTATAGATACGTTACAGCTTTGGGACTGCATGGGCTATCGTTTTACTATCATTGAAAAAATAGGCTTGCGTAATCTAGGCGTGAAGTTTCTAGGCAAAGATAAAGAATGGCACTACGGAACCTATTTGTTTACTGTGGACTTTTGTGCAGACGGTATGGACGTGGACACAGGCTTTACTGAAGTTGCAGAAGAACACAAGAGCTTTAACTTTATGAGATTAGAAAACGGTCAGTTTGCTTGCCAGCCCAACAACCGATGCTTGTGGTACGACCAAAGTCTGATCACTGCTGACACCAAGTGGCCAGACTTTCAAGCAGCCAGAACACTGTGGACTGTGGATGGTACACGCAAATGGTCGGCGGGCGATGATTGGTTTTATACTATAGAAGAAAAAAATGAATAAAAGGAAAATACAAAAATGAGCCAAGCACAATACAACTTATCAACCAAAACAGATTATCTACATCGCAAAATGTTTCTGGATCCGGCAGGTCCTGTAACCATCCAACGATTTGAAGAAGTCAAGTACAACAAATTGGCCAAGTACGAACAAGAAGCTCGTGGTTTCTTTTGGGTACCAGAAGAAATTTCATTGAGCAAGGATGCCAATGACTTTAAAGAAGCATCAGAAACTGTCAAGCACATCTTTACTGCAAACCTACTACGCCAAACAGCACTAGACAGCTTGCAAGGCCGTGGCCCGGCACAGGTGTTTACTCCTGTAATTAGTATTCCAGAATTGGAAGCACTAATGTACAACTGGAGTTTCTTTGAAACCAATATTCATTCACGCAGTTACAGTCACATCATCCGCAACATCTATAACGTGCCCAAGGAAGTGTTCAACACCATCCATGACACCAAAGAAATCGTTGACATGGCGTCAAGCGTGGGCAAGTATTACGATCACTTGCACATGGTCAACTGCGAAAAAGAACTAGAAGTCCCAGTCAAAGACTACGCTCACGTCAAAGCAATTTGGTTGGCTCTCAATGCCAGTTACGCATTGGAGGCATTCCGCTTTATGGTTAGCTTTGCTACTAGTTTAGCAATGGTAGAAAATCGCATCTTCATTGGCAATGGCAACATCATTCAGTTGATCCTGCAAGATGAAATCCTGCACAAGGAATGGACTGGGTGGATCATCAATCAAGTAGTGAAAGAAGACCCTCGCTTTGCTCAAGCCAAAGTAGAATGTGAAGCAGAAGTGTATCAACTGTACCTGGATGTGATCCGTGAAGAAAAAGAGTGGGCTGATTACTTGTTCAACAAGGGACCAGTGATTGGCCTTAACGCACAAATCTTAAAAGACTTTGTGGATTACACAGCAGCCAATGCACTGAAAGAAATTGGCATCAAGTATCTTGAGCCAGCACCACGCTCTACACCCATCCCATGGTTCAACAAGCATGTGGATACCAGCAAGAAGCAAACAGCCTTGCAGGAAAATGAATCAACCAATTATGTTATTGGCGTGATGGGTGATGCCATTGACTACGACGAATTGCCAAACTTATGATTAACGACGAATGGTTCCAACAAGGTGGATTTGAAACCTACAAGCATCCAACACCTATCAAGTATGAAACTGCCACAGACAACGGAACTATAGAAACCCTTGAAGGTCCTGTTGCCTACACAGTTGGTTTTAAAATTATTACAGGACCCAAGGGCGAACGGTATCCTGTGAGTCCTATCAAGTTTGCCGCTTACTACGACGACAACGGTGATGGCACAGCTACCCCCAAGAAAATCATGAAGGTTGCTCGTCTTGCTGACCATGACGGTGTTGTTCGAGCATCATGGGGCAACTTAGAATACACTCGTGGCAATGACTACATTGTTCGACATGGTCCTGGTGACTACGGTGTTGTAAAAACAGATATCTTTGCCAAGACTTACGACAAATCAAAAGAAGGAAAATAAAATGAAAGCAATTGTATGGTCAAAAGACCAATGCCCTTATTGTGACCAAGCCAAGGCGTTGTTGAAATTACGTAACATTGAATTTGAAGAACGCAATATCATGCATGGTTGGACACGAGAACAACTACTAGAAGCAGTACCAAATGCTCGTACAGTACCACAGATCTTTTTAGATGATCAACTGGTGGGCGGGTTCACTGAACTCAGAACAAAACTAACAGAAAGCAAATAATGGAAATTGGAAAAGTTTACACATTCAAACTAAACTCTGGCGAAGAAATGATTGCCAAACTTGTGGACATGGAGTCGGGCTATGCAGTTTTACAGGATCCTGTAAGCGTGGCCCCAGGTCCACAAGGCATGGGACTTGTGCCGAGTATGTTTACCGCAGATCCTGACAAAAATTCCCGGCTAAATATGAGCTGTGTTGCTATTCATTCATTGACGGATGAAAATGTGCGTATGAAATACATCGAAGCAACCACAGGCATCAAGGTGCCAGAAAAGAAAATCTTAGTAGGATAACATGCCAG